CAAAGTGTTTATATGATTGTTGTACACATTTAGCCTGATAATAACAATCAGCCAATGCGTTGTGAAGACTTTCTTGTATTGTCTTACGAGGATCACTTGGCATCATAGCAAACAATGTTCTACTATCTCGTATCTGCCAATAGTTCCATGGTACAGGTTTTTCTGCTTCTTTATACAAATGTTGTAGTATTACAAAGTCAAAGGTAGGACCTTGACACCAAATGTAATCTAATCCTACACACCACTTGTTTAATTGACGTAGCATTTCTTGTACACTTACTCTTTCGTGTTCATCACCAAATGCTTCGTCTTGTATTTCTTGAGGTTGTTTTGCCCACCAAGCAAGAGTGTTATCATCGATACTACGATTGTAGTCTGTAGTTTGTTCTTCTACATCTCCACGCAAGTATAATGGACTATGCGGTTCAGCATCTGAAAATGGATCAAATTTGATTGCACCAAGTGTCATAATAACACTATCAGGCTCAACGCCAAGTGTCTCCAAATCAATCATTCCGTGTGTAGCCAAGATAAACTCCTTACATTTAAGTTATAATTATAACGTAAAAAATGTAAAAGGTCAAGTTATAATTTGCCAAAACCCCAAATTCTTTCTTTACAAAACCAACATTCGCCGCAGTTTCCGTTAGTATAATGTAGAGTATTACAACTTACAGTTAATGGAAATAATGTATCTAAAAGATTGTGCTGTTTGTACAATTCTGCAATTTGTTTTTTATTTAAATTAAAAAATGGTCGTATTTCGCCAAATTCAATAAGCTCACCGTCATGTACAATAACAGCAGAAAAGATTAGTAATTTATCGGCTTCTTCAGATCGAGTTCGATCTAAGTCGTCATGTTTTGGCCAAGCATTATTGTAGGCTTCAAAATCAGGAGTTTGATTAATTCCAGTATAGATATATTTGTATTTTCCTTTTAAGATGTTCTCTTCGTTAACTTTTTGAAAACTTGTATCGTACGTTGATGCATCAGTTTCATATATAATAGGGTCATTAAATATATCATTGCAGTCAAGCTCTTTTTTTATAAAATTTATAACGTCTAAATGACAAGTATCAGTAGAACGTTTTGGAATACTTACTGGTTGTAGTTTAAATGGGAGATTATTTGATTTTATTTTTTTAGCAAGTAGGTAGCATAATAAACTACTATCTACGCCGCCGGAAATCCAAATACCTAAAGTATTATTTTTATTACTTAATAGTTGTCCATTGGGTATTAGTAGTTCTATCATAGATAGGGGCGTTCCACAAGTTAATAGGAGGAAAAGTTAGTTCTGGCCAATGAAAGGTGTTAGTTCTGGTGCCTTCCAACCTTCTGGCTTCAACACCTTGCCATCTTCTCTCTTGCGTACTTTGCCTGTCTCTGGATCGATCTTTGCAAAGTTCGTATCCATTACTTCTTTCCACGCACCTTCTCCGTTAAAGCCGCCTGCACGAATAGCACCCATAGTAACAACAAGAATGTCAATAAGTGCATCAAGTTGTTCTACAGTGTCATTTGCTTCGACTGCTTCTTGTAGTTCTTCGTATTCTTCTTTGATCAAACTAAGATACATTTTATAGTTTGCTTCACTTGGTTCTTGATCACACGCAGAACCAAACGTGTCAATATCTTTAAATGGGTTTGTCATTAAATTACATCTCCGGCCTTACAAAACTACTTGGGTCAATAGTTGCATGTTCGCCATCTGCATACTCTGCACCAATATAAACATCTGAAGGTTTTTCGTCTGAGTATGCTAAGATACTTTCAGTTTCGATCATTCTTAATTCGTGTTCGACACCGTCCCATTCAAATTTCATACCTCGAGTCCAACGTCCATGTTCGATTAGAATCCAATCTCCTACTTCGTAAGGATCGTTATTTTGCGGACCTTTTGAAAATACTTTACCCCATCGAGGATAAATGCCTCGTGTAGTTCCGTCATCGTCTTTAATAATTAAGCCGCTTTTAGTTTTTTGTTCGCCAAAATGCATATCAGTTACAATTACACGATTTCCTATAGCTCGTGGTTTGCCGCTGATGTTATTAATGTTAATAGCCATTAGTCACCTTTTTTTACAAAGTTGCCGTCTTCATCTTCTACCCAGTTGTCTGTATCTTCAGTTGTTGCTTCTGGTTCTACCCAGTCATCTGTAAGATCTTTCTCAACGGGCGCATTAGTGTCTGTTTTTTTAACTGCAAGTTCTTCAGGTAGTGCATTTTCTTGGTAATAATCAGCAAGAACTTCTTCACGCTTTTTAATAATTTTACCACCTGGGCCTAATTCGTCTCCACGTGCATTTACCTTTGCATTGCCTACTGCTTGTGTTAATTCGTTACGTTGACGCAACAAATCCATATCAACAGTTTTGCCTTGCATACTTTTATAGACTTTACGTCCTGTTTGTTTCATTGGCATAATTTTTCTCCTAAATTATATATGTACTTATCTCAAGAACTCATGCCAGTCCAGGTCAAACTGGATTGAGTTTATTTTGTGTATTCCTATCAAATATAATACATAACTTGCTACACTTGAACCACGTCCTACTCCCCATACAACATTATTCTCACGCATAAAATCTACAAGATAGATCATATATTGTAGTAATGGAAACATACCGCGCACTTCATATTCATCTAATTCTTCCATACAACGATACCAGTTCTTACTGGCTTGTGCCGCCGCTCTACTTTTAAAGCCTTCTACTTCGTGAAGTTTAGATAATACTATAGAACGTACATCCATATTTTTGTATTTTTCAGGCATAAACCATTCACCTTGACATACACCGTCAAAAGTCTTTTGATCTACATCAAGCGGAATATACTTTTGCAATGGATCCATGCCTTGTTCTTCCATTGCTGTATTAAATTTATCAATGTCATCAGATTCGTCACAAAGTACAACATGTACCTTATCTGCATGACCACTATAGATCATATCTATAAGATCGCGGTTAGAGAATCGTGGAATACCTAAATCATCTGTTTTCATTAGCATACATGTATTTTAACTGATATTAATCAGATTGTCAAGTCCAGATTCGCCATTTTGTTCATCTTTTATTCTCTGCATTTCTTTTGCAGATCGCGTTCTGGCTTCTTGTTTATACATTTCAAGAATTGTTGAAATTTGCTGTTGGACTTGTGGATTGCGTGATTGAAAATATTTTTTGGAGAGATCCCTAATAGACTCGTCTATTTGTGCATTAGTTAAATCATCAAACGAATCTACTAAGGGATTAAACATTAACTAAACTGTCCTAAGTAGTGTGCATAAACTGATTGCCCGCCGTCATCTGTCCAAAAGTCGATAATTACAGGATCAGTATTTGAACTTAACTGTAAAGGATCTGGAAATCCTTCGCCGTACTTAATTACACCTGGCGCTTCTGTTGCCCATGTTACTGTTCTTGGACTACTTTCAGATGCAACATCAGAACGTAACACTATTCTAATTTTGCCATATTTTCCAGCATCTGGCCAAAGTGCCAAACGTAAAGTTAAATCGTCCTCAACAGTGATTGTTTGATAATGACCGTTAGTAAAGTTAATATCATTCTGTGAATCAACGGTGCCAATGTTATTAACTTCATCTGTTGTGTTTTCAAAACTTACATCTCGAATAACTGTTCCGTTAAAATCATTATCGCTATCTAATTTAGCAGTTGTATCTTGCAGTGCTTCAATTTCTTGTTTAGATGCTATAAAGTTATCTTTTATAGTACTAAAGTTATCGCGGAAGCCCTGCGAATCGTTATCTTGACCAGCTACAGGATATTCTGCATCTATGTCGGTTGTGTTTATATTACTTGCCATTGTTTATCTCTCCAAAATATTTATTATATATTAAAATCGTAATTAGCAAATACGAAGTATTTAGGCACTGAAATACCTTCTGTACTGTCAATTAAGAATCGATCTATGTCTAATTCAAATTGTCTATAGTCAAACTCAGAAAAGTTAATTGCCGCTTTAATTGTCTCAGCTCCACCTGGTTTACAAAAACATAATGGCAATGCTAAAACGTACCCTAATTCTTGAATACTATCTTCTTGTGCTGTTCGCATCCATAGCGGTAAGAAATTTCGTTCTGTACGTCCTAACTTTCTTAATTCATTACGTATGTTACTTATGTTGCTAACAAATTTTGTAATTTTATTTGGATCACTAACTAACACAGCATTGCTGTCAGCTCTTACAGTGTTTTCTGGAATAGGTCTTTGAAATAAGTTAGTTTCAGAACCTCTACTGTAAAGAGCTAACACATTGCCTTCTCTGGTTCCTATAGATGCTTGTGAACCGATACGCCAACTTACATCGTTGTTTCTGGTTCCTATTATTAATTCATCATCTGCTTCTATTTTTTGTGTAGGTTTTCCTCGCAATCCAATAGGTATAAATGATTGTGAAGTTGTATCATAGTTTGGATCGTTAGGTGTAGTCCTAATAGTATTTGCTAATATTTTATAATTATTTTTAATTGTAATTCTGTTAGCAACCTTACCATCCTTTTCATAAGGATCTTTAAGCTCTAAATAAACAACCTCGTACACAACATTATTAGTACCAGGATCTTTTGCTACTGCTGTTTTTAAATCTGCAATTTTAAGATTTTTTCTATTTGTATTAAGAGCGGTTGCCGCAACATATTGTTCTGCTAATTTTGTTTCGATACCTGGATAAACTAATAATTTTATATCCTTTGTTAATCCAAACTCTGGATCATTTGGTCTATATAATAACTCTGGAGGGAATATTGCAGGATCTGTAATAAATTCATTATATGTAATTCTTTGTTCTGTTTTAAGTAATGGCTTAAAATATACATTAGAATATAACTTATCATCAGGATCGGATACATTTATTGTAAACGTTCTTCTATCAGCACTATATCCAAAATGATCTCTAACTTCGGCTGTAAATGTATATCCTCTATCAATAGATGTAGTATTACCGTCAAGTACAAAATTTGCACTATCAAATACAGTAAGTCCCAGATTATCAGTATCTCCAAAACTGGTTATCTTACCAATTATTTCGCCGTCATACGCTAATTCTAATCCTGGAGGCAATCTACCATCAACTAATCTATATAACAGTGTTGCATCAGGAACGCTTGTTTCTGCTTTTACACTTAATGTTGAAATATAGTTTGCACTAATATCACCTAAGTCATTAGATGTTAACCATGTAATATTACTATCTACTTCACCAAGCAACCTTACTCTAAATGTTTTTTGTGTTTCGGCTCTTTCTGTACTTCCGCCTGTAACACGAACAGCATTTACAGTAAATTTATATTCTTTTGTTACTTGTGGCTGATATGGAACTTTACCAGATACTTCTCCCGATTGTTCATCAAGTGATGTTCCTGGAGGTAATTGGCTTTCACTACCATCGTCATTAGTATCTAATAATTCATAATATGTAAATCCTGTAAGTGAGTTAGGATCTATAACATCTAAGAAAAGTGTCATATAATTATTAGCTCTTCTAAAACCAAGGTCACTTGGTGTTAGCCAAATAGGAGTTCTAATATGTGTATTGTCAGCTGTAAATATACCTGTACCAACTTGCATAATAGTATTATCTGTACGCAAGAAGTCATCACCTACTACATATATTCTAAATGTCCTATCTGAAATACTGTCGCCGTCTGTAACACTTACAGTAAATTGATAAAAACGATTTAATTTTTTTGGAACTTGGGTAGGTGTAGCAAAATCATATATTGCTATGTCATAAAAGAAACTGTCAAAACCTTGTGCGCTTTTTATACTAAAATCAAAAGGATAACGGTCAAAATTATTTTCGTCGTATAGTCCGCTCTTTGCTTGTTTTTCAAGAGCTAACACAGGATCTACAACACCAACAAGTCTTCCGTCTTTTGTAAGTTGTATACCTGGCGGCAGTTCGCCCGAGTCATGGCCAAGATAGTATGTAAGTGTTTGTCCAGAACTTGTATCTCTATCTATTACTTGTAATTGAAATTCAAGTGGAGTACTATCTAAAATATAATATGTGTCATTTCGGCCAACTGGTAATAAATCTTCGGGTGTGATCCAAACTGGTTCATCTGCACCTGCTACATCTATAGAAAACGTTCTGTCTTGTATTACATCGTTAAGTGTAGCTCTTAATACAAATCTATAATTTGTTAGTCGAGGAACTTCAAGTGGTGTTCCTTCTAAAATTACACCATTAAGACGCATACCTTTAGGAAGTTCTCCGCCTAAAAGTTTTATTGTAGCATTACTATCTACAGGTAATGTAACAGTAGTTGTAATACGCTCTTGAAGTTGAGCTATCTTAGTACCAGATTTTTTAGTCCAAATTGCCATCTACACGCTCTCCGTATAGTATTTATCGGCTTTAAGTACTAATAGTGCCAAGGTCAATTTCGATATCTGAAACATCTTGGCCAATAAACGCTCCCATGTCTACTGTATAATCTCTAATAATCAAATCAAGAATAGATGTAAAACGTCTTTCAATTAGTTTTCCAAAGTCCCAGTTATTATCAAAGTACGCATCAAGATAGCGGATATCAATTCCATGCACTAAACCTGTAAGGTTTCCTAAGAATGAAGCCGCATTAATTGTACCAACATTGCTAATATTATTATAGTCAACATTTAATGTTCCGCCTAATTTAGGATTAGTATCTTGTTCAACTAAATTTGTAGGATCAAGATCAACAAATAAATGTGTATTAGAAACTCTGGTATTAATACTATTACCTCCCATTATACCGAGGTAATTGTTATTGTTTACAGTAATACTTCCATTATCGGAAAGAACTAAAATTCCGCTAATTCCGCCTGTGGAGTTAATTGTAATTGTATCGTTATTTGCCGTTAATGAAACGTTTTGGCCTGCTTGTAGTTTTTTAAATTGTAGCACATTATTAACAGTTTGTGCATAAATGCCTTCTCCTGATGTACCAATGTTTTCTACAGACAACGGAATATTTGTAATACGACTGTCAAGGTCATTTAAGTTGTCGTTTACCTTAATAAACGCTTCACGGAGATCATCACCGGTCCCGTCGTTTGCAATATTTCCTACATTAATTTCATTAATAGCCATTTAAAAGTATCTCCGTTATACTGTATTTATTTAATTTTTGTATCTAATCCCCAAGCCGCCTCGAACTGTTAATGAGCCTCTTAGAAATGGCGTTGTTGGAGCAACATAACCAACCGTATCATTTGGGTACGGAGTTGTTAACGGAACAGTACCAAGAAATGCTACGCGAGCATCACCGCCTTGTAATCTATTACGATCTGACCATTCTGTACCTTCTGCTGTAGTACCTCTTGTGCCGTCATAAAAGTCTGCACTATCCTGTATATCTACGTTTGATTCTATCCAATTTCTTAAATCATTATATGTCCAACCTCTGTTGTACTGCATTACAGTTGCTAAAAATCCACAAGCAACTGGACATGCCGCTGATGTTCCACTAAATCGTGTATCGCGACTGTCATAAGTTGTAGATAAATCTGCATAAGTGTCATCATAACGTGCAATATCAGTACCATATAAACCTACAGTTGCCGCAAGTGTTCCGTCTGCAGGTGCATATAAATCAATAGCATTGCCCATATCACTATAGTTTACTTTTCTTTCTCTTCCGTCACCTGAAAATTGATCATCTAATGCTCCTATATTAATAGCAGGAAATTCTACAGTTGTATTTCCTTGCAATGTTTGGCTTTCAGTTTTTCCAATGTGTTGCGGAAAGCCTCGTCTATTTGTTGTACCTGTAACAGTATATCCAAAACTAAGAAACGTTTGAGCGCCTGAAGTATTGTAAACACCGTCATTTGAATCATCACTAATATGATTGTCATAGTTAGGATCATCAGGATTAACTTGCATTTGTCCTGAATTGCCAGCGGCAACAACAAATATAAAACCACTGTCTGTTAGCTCTTTGCCAGCTTCAGTCATAGAATTGTCATACATTTCTGATTTCCAACGACCGGCGTCACCATCATAGCCCATCCATCTCATAAACTCTGGCTCGTCTGATGATCCAGGGTATGCTGTTCCTGTAGCACTTTGAAAGTAATAAAAACTTGAGCTCTTTCCTGCTCTAAATCCCCAGCTGTTTGATCCTAATGTTGGATCTTTTGTACCGTACAGAGGATTTACGGGTTTATAAAGATGGAATATTTTACAAATATCAAACCCTATTTCAAAACTTCCAATATTTCCGTTACTATATAAATTCATGTGCCATTTGTTAGCATTGTAAGCCCAGCCGTGTGTGCGGCCATAAATTAGACTTGCACATTGAGTTCCGTGGGTTGCAGATGCAACTGTAGGATATGTCGAGTTAGATCCGTGCGACCCGTCTCTTGTATATCCTGTGTTTGTAAGTATGTTACCAAATTCTGCAAACTGTGCTGAACGCTGTGTACTATCTCTCCACCAGTTGTGTGCGGCAGTTTCTGTAGGTACTATTGTGCCGTCCCATCGAGTTTCTAATCTATTTCCTGGATCTGCATCAAACCAGTCTGGGTCAATATAATACGGTCCATCTAATAACACGTCAAGTACGTCACAATAACCATCTCCTGGTAATACATTTCCGCCAATATAATCTTGCGGATTAACAGCATTTACTACACCTGTATTGATAAATTCTGTATGTCCGATCCAAGTACCATTATCCATACAAATTATGTCAACGTTTTCGCCCGCGCCTTGTTGTGTTGGATTTCTCTCAATGTATTGATTAGTAGCCGTTGATGTTGCTACCCAAGGATTTCTTTTTTGTTTACATCGTATAAGTTGTGCAGATGCTCTATTCAAATCATCAATACCAGAAGTAATTGCTGAATTTCCCCAGTCGTGATAGTTTCTTACAGTATCAGTATAGCGACCATAATCAGCACCATTTACTTCCATTTTTAAATCATCTTCAGTTGCATTAAATATCTCTGGATATCTTGCTGGAGTTAAATTTATAAATTTTACACGATGATCTTGTTTTAAAGTATCTGCTTCGTCGTCAGTTAATAAAAATTCTCCTCTTGTAGGACTGTGATCTGTATGATTTTCACAAACAATAATTCTGCTTAATAAAGAACCATTAACTAATTGGTCGTGTAGTTCGTCAAATTGTTCAGCAGTATTTGTACTTAGGGTATAATATTTTTCGCTCATTTTTCACCTTAATGCAAGTCGACCCAAGAACCATTAGCCCAGCCTTGGAATTTATTTGTATCGGTATTGTAAACCATGTCCCCGTTTAATACGTCTGTAAGTGTATCACGTATAGCTGTAGTAACATTTACAAGTCTAAATGGACTTGAAGTTACTGACACCCTGCCACCACAACTAAGTAAAATGTCACTTTCTGAAGTTATCTCTGGCGAACCTGTTCCAGTTGTAACTAATTCTCCAGTCACGGCCATATCGCCATCAACAATCACAGTTCCTGGTACAGAAACATTTATATCACCTGGTGATGTTAATTGAGGTGTTTTTGAAAATGTAATATCTCCGGTTGTTAATACGTTTTCAACAGTTAGATCACTATTCATAATTACAGCCGGAGTAATACTAATAGCAGAACTGTCGTCAGTGTCAATTACACTATTTGCAAAACTAAAGTTTCCAACAGTGTCTCCTACAATACCAGACAAGTCAACAGTATTTCCATTAGTAATAGACAAGTCTGTTCCTACTAAGTTGAGCGACTGTGAATCAGTATTGTCTAATAATGATGTTAAATCAACACTATTACCTCCTGTAATAGAAAGCGTAGTTCCTACAAATGATAGTGTTTGATTATCACTTTCTGCTGTAATAAATCCTACATCGTTTATTAATTCAGATAATACTGTTGGTGCACCTTGCACATCACTGTAAGTAATGCCCGAAGGTCTCCATGCTCCTGAATAAAATTTAAAAAATTTATTTGTAGTATCGCCACTAACAATTACATTGTTTAATTCTTGTATATTTTTTGTACTTATATCTGTTTCGCCTTGTGGCCCCGGTTCAAACCTATTTGTAATAGAATTAAAAATTAAAACATCGCCTTCGTTTGGAGCAGTATCTTCTACATCATCTAACTGTCTTGTAGTTTGCGGAAGTGTTGGCTTATTAATTAGATCATTATAATCACCACTAAACGAAACTGGAGTATTATTAAGATCATCAAAGTTACCAGTAAATGCAACATTAGCCAAAGACTGTCCGTTTACTGTTAAAGAGCCACTTGATATATTTCCTATGCTAATAATACTATTAACATTAATTAAACCATTGCCTGATAAATCTAAATTATCTCCTGGCGGTAGTTCTTTTATTTTATTGTTGTCACTTGTGTCAACTATGAGTGGAAATCTGTTTGCCATTATGTTCTTCCTACAACTATTTCAATTGTTCCTTTGTCACCGTCATCTTTTGATTCAAGTGCTTTACCAATTATTCTACCAACCCCCGGATTGTTATCTACCATAGCATATCCTGGAATAGCACTTGTTACAAGCATATCACCTTTTTCAACTTTGCCAATTACTTTACAAGGTACACGACCTGTTAGTGCTACTGCTACTGTATTTACTTCATCTAACTCTGAGTTCATTAAATATGCTGGATTTGTTGATATAACACCTGCAACTCTATGATCTCCTTTTTGCGAAGTAAGTGTTACTTCTGCTTCGCCACCAAATACAACAACTGTTCCTGGATCATATGGCATATCAGCTATATATTTTTCTGCTAAGTCAGCATATTTTGCTTCTGTTGCAACACCATTAAATGTGTTAGCATACATAACGTCCCAGCGAGAACCAGTTGAACCAATATTACGTGTACCAGTTGCGTCTGGAATAATATTACTTGCAATATCTGCATTAAAATCAACAGTGTCAGATGCGGCATTACCAAGTGTAACATTACCGTTAACTTGTAATGTGCCGTTAATTGTAGTGTTACCGTTATCTGTATCAACTAAGAATCTATTTACAGTATCGCTGCCGTTTCTAATTCTAAACACACTGTTTGAACGATTAATATCTAAGTTACCTTCAACAGTTAAACTTGCAGTATCGATTTCGACGTTTTCAGTCATCTTAATAGCTGTATTACTTACTGATAATCTTGGCTCACCACTTGCAATTAATTGAATTGTATTGGCAGCATGTCCCTCATATTGTGATCCGTTACCTAATCCAATACCTGTTGTGCTATTTGCTGTTTCACCTGACTCCGAAGCCGCCTCAATAAAGTTTGTATACATCCAACTTGATGCAACATAACTTCCAATATTAAATGATGAATCTGTTTTGGCTTCTGATTCAACAAATGCATCATTTGTTGCATTATTTGTAATTCCACCTAATACAATATGTCCAGGGAATTTTGTTTGTAAGTTGGCACTTGAGTTACCTGTTGCTGTAAATATTGTTGCGCCACCTGGTGAGCTAACAGTTACAGTACTTGTAGAACTATTAGCTTCGATAGTATCAAAGCCTGCAACTTTTAATCCTGCACAATTTAGATATCCATCCGGATCACGTCTTGCAATAGTGTTTGCACCAGTTGCTATACTAATTTCAGTTGTTGCATAAATTCCGTCTTTGGTTTTTATTAATGCAGATCCAACTGTAGTATCAGTAGGTGCTGATGTTGGAGTTCCTAAATTAGCATTGTCAGCAGTTGTGTTTATTACATCTGCTGATGTACCGAATATACCACTTACGTTTTTAACATAGATAGATGTTTCAAGGTATGTGTCTCCTTGTACTATACCACTTGCGCCGCCTTGTTGTAAAGCATCACCATTGTTTGCGCTTACAGGTGTTGCAAAAATTAGTTCAGTAGTAGAAGCTTCAGTCCATTCTCTATCGTTAAAGTCTCTATCTTCAAGACCTTGGCCGTACTTGACCACATCGCTGTAATCAACTGCTTCTGGATCTCCAGTACCAGTAGTTTGTCTACCAAATACTTGATACTGATCAACATCATTCATTTCGGCAAATGCAATACCGTTTTCTTTAATACGAATGAAACCTGCTAAAGCATCAAAGTTTTCGTCACTGAAAGTAGCAACACCTAAATCTGACTGTAGTTTGTTTGGCTTAGCCCAACCTGTTGATGGATCGTCTTCGTCAAATGTAGTTGACTTATCCATTAATAGTTTACTTTGACGTATGTTTGCACCGCTGTTAACATCGCCGTCTCTTATACTATCTGACTCGTATTGTAAATTAATTAATGTACTTCCTGCTCCCCTTGATACAATTATGTCAATATCACTTGCAGGGTCTTTAGATGCATTTGCAACTTCGTCAATTACACCATCAACTATTGTAGCAAAAATACTTTCACCTGGTTGATCAAAAAGTGTTTCTCCAATTTGGAATACACCACTAATAGGAGTATACGTAACAATAACACTACTTCCTAAAATAGAATCTGTAAAGACTTCTAAATCAACAATTTCTCCTGTTTTTGTTCCGCCGCTAATACCAATTGTATCACCAATATTCCAAGATCCGCCTTGTACTGGTTCTACAATTACTCTTTTTTTACCAGTTGCAACTAATACATCATTTTCTGAAATATTATTAAATTCTATATTTCTTAAGTTTTCAAGTTGGTCAAATGCTTGTGCCTTACTGTCTACGTAATTTTTATTTGTTGCCGCTTGTCCATCTGAACCAGGTAATGCCAAATTAGTGATTTGATTTTGTCCCATATCAATATCACCTTCCATTGCACTGCCGCCGTTAAGTGGAAGGAATCCAGTACCAATTCTATTACCAGTTGGAGCTGGGTCAATTTGACTTCCGGCACCTACATTATATCCTAAAACACGATTAATATAACCAACTACTGATTTTTCTGTTGGTACTGCTTGACCGGAGTTATCACTCATTGAGTCATCTGCTGAGAACTCGTTAATTGTTACACCACGTTTGAATCCTAACGAGTTAGCGTTTGTAATACCAATCTCGCCAGCAAACTCAATATCACCTGTTGCCTGGTCAACGCTAAAGAACTTACCTACACGGAAGAAACCGTATTGGTCAGTTGACATCCAGAACACACGCCCTTTGCGTCTTTCCCATACTTGAGCACTTGTAGCAGTTGGTGCATCTGAGTAGCTGTCAGCAAGATCATTTTCAGCATCACCTAATAAAACGTTTGGATAGTTTGAATCGTTAAATCCACCTGTACCAATCTGTGTAAAGTCATGGCCAGTTGCACGACATAATGAAATAGCAACAGTAATTTCAGCAGTAGCACCTTGATCTAATCCTGCAAAAAACACTCTATCGGACGGGTTAACTGCAACTGCAAGTCCAGTCCCGCCATAACCACTAATATCAGAACCGTGGTCTTCAATGTCAATATATACAAATGCACCGCTATCGTCATAACCAGTAATCCTGTGGGTTTTACCTCTCCATGTAAATATCATACCGCCTGTGTATCCGGCTTCACCGGGTTGTTTACCAGCATTATCTCTTGTAAGTCTTGTTACAGTAGTTGGATTAGTAATTTGTTTAATTGCAAGTTTAGTATCACCTTGTGCGCCGCCATAGCCGCCGCCAAGATTTGCAGTATCAATTTCCATTTGAACAAAATTGTAACCAATTTCAAACGCAGTATTGATTTCTTCTGCTACTAAAGGTTGTCCAAAAGTATCTAAATTTTGGAAACTTAAACTACGATATGTGACATCGTCACTTTCGTCAAAGTTAATAGCAGTTGACGGGCGAGTTACAAGTTTACCTTGATCTCTAACGCCATCAAATTGGTGGCTAAAATTATGTCTATATTCTATTGTAGCACCATTAGGAACAGTATCTCTTAAACTACCAAAAAAGTCTGTAGCACTAACATCGTCAGCACGTATTTCTAATTTATAAACTGTACCGTTGTATACATTTCCAACAGCAACTATATCATCTACACTGTCACCTTCAGTACCATCATTATCTGTGTCTGATACGTTAGTTACATTAGAAATAACATAGTTTAGAACACCAACTGAGCCGCCATGATCAATTGTAATTTGACTGTTTACAGATGGAGGATACTCCATGTCAGTTACAAATAAAGAACTTTCATCAAATGCATTTGGTGTATCAACAGTTGTATATGCCTTTGCAGGAATAGTCATTGGGTATTTCAGTGTAACCTGATCTGGAATTTCGTTAGGATCAGCACCTTCAGATACAAGTCCAAAGAAGCCGTAACCGTTAGAACCGTTTAGTGATCTAATCTCTGAACCGTTCTTCGCATAGTACGCTGCCTGACAGTAGTATGTAAACATAGATACCATCTCTGAGAACGCACCGTTGTTTGTAACAAGTCCATAACCTAAGTCGTTAATTTGTGTAAAGTCGTTACCGAGCATAGAACGGTTACCAGCAGTCTGTAAGAAAATGCTTCTGTAATATAATCCATCTGGGAATTGACTTTCGTCATAGCCGTCACCGTCATTTGAATCAGCATCAAGGAATATTCTACACCAACCGTTTCCTGAGTCGTAGTCTGAAATAGCGTTAACCTGATAACGTCTACCTTCTACATAGAACGGACACGGTAGTTCTGGCGGACGAATAAACAAACCATTTCCTGGTGTTGATCTTACCCATAGCTCAAAATTATTAACTTTACCAGGACCGTTATAAGTGCCTGTGTTAATATTCTGCGGAACATAAACTGGAATGTTACCAGTAAACGCATCAACATACATACCGCCTCTAAAACGTTTTTTGTTATCACTCTTAGAGAAACTTGAACCAGTTTGGATATATGGTGATTTAGTTAGAATCTGTCCTGAAGGATCAAGAACAATCATAAATCCGCCTTGTCCTTGAACTGTAACATTACGTAAAATAGTAGCATCTGACATCATAAACACGTCTACGCCATCATCATCGTTACGCTTTGGAGGATTATATGCCGGATCAAAAGCAAAGTTTACAACATCAATCAATGCACTTGCTATTTGAACTGTTCCGGCTTCAGCTGAATCTTGTGATACGTCAGGTTCAGTAGAACCGTTTTGTGCAGGTGCTGTTCCTACAAGTAAATCACTTAATAAGGTTGAAATATGCTGAATAGCGGCTTTTGTAATATTTGCTTGTCCGTCAAATCCGCCTGTGTCATCAGTTTCGTCAACATTAAATTGACTAATGTAATTTGAAAAATACTCGCCTTGTGATTCTAATATAAACTCTTGTCCGCCAATAGTCATATCTTTTATTAAGGCGTCTACAATTAAACCAACATCTCTACGGCATTTTGCTACATTATATACAAAATTAATATTATCGTCAAGATAATCAATTCCTTCAGTTGCTAAATTATTAGTTTCAGTAATAATTTGATTAGCACCGTCTTCAATACTATCTGCTACCCATGCAATAGGAGCAGTAATTTCTGTAGATAGATTTCCAATTCCTTCGTCAGTTATAACTGTTTCAATTTCTGCTACTAATCCGTCAAGTAAGTTGCCTTCAACTGCTGTTGCATCTGTTCCAGTTGTGTCTTGTGTTTCAAAATTTCCTGTTGTTGGAGTAATTGCTGTACCTTCAACAACATCTTTAACTATATCCCCTAAATGATCGTATGCTGCCGCAGTTGCAACTGATTCGCCAACTCCGCCTTGATAAATTCCATCTTTATAGTAAGTTGTTGCTACATTAAGAGTGGCACTATTGCTACCATATAAAATATCATATGATAATGCATCTACTATGTAACCAACATCACGTGAACATTTTGCAGAATCATAATCTAATAGTGGAAAGTTTTCTGCTATCCATGCAGTTATTTCTGCTTTGATAAACTCTTTATTACTTTGTAATCTGTCATGTGCATCACTTGCATTTGGAGTTGGTAATGCTCCTGGTACAGGGAAGCTAAGTGCATCTTCTGTGTCGTTTTCAAGAATGTCAATAATTTCATCAAATGCTTGATTTGATCTTGTTGTTGCTGTAGTATCTGCTGATACCGCTGAAAGGCTTGCTACTTCAGTTTTAAGATGTGTTAGTGCATCTACTAAGTAACCTCTTGCAGACGATCTATGACGTAATATTCTTCCTGCTACAACAGCTCTGTAATTGGATCCTAAGGCAACGTCATATGCTACTGCATCTACTGCAAATCGTAAATCTTGATTAAATGTAGTTCTATTATATAACAGTTCATTTTTGTTATTGTCAATATAATAGATTACTTCGTCTTGAATAAATTCTTTATTAAGGCGCATTATCTCTGCGGCAATTAGGTAATTACCTGTATTAGTTACTGTTGCGCCAGTATTTTTAACTCTTTCATTGTCTGTTAGGTAGTGTCTACCAAAGTATCCTTGCAATTCACCGTTTTGATTATAGAATGGTGCACCGTCTTGAATTAGAGGTATTTCGTCAAACTCATTATCACGGAAGAAATAAGTATCTGCCCAAGGTGATTGCGAAACACGTCTCTTAGGACGAATAATTACTCGTCTAAATTCATCACCTTTTAATGATACATTGTTAGCAAGTTTAATTGGAAAATCTTCTTCGTAAATGCCTGACTCAACAAAGATTGTAACTTGCTTTTCTTTTACAAAATTACCATATTCTACAGTTTCGTTTTGAATAAAATCTTTACCATTAAGCTGTATTAATTCAAATGTGTCATTGTTACTTTCTGTTCCATCATTGTTAGTTATTTTAACAATTCTACCTTGTGCACCAGATATCTTACCAACCATAATTTTACCAGGTAATGTATCTGTGTTGTCTGGATCGCCTTGATCTACAAATGTTCTTGCACCATTGTCTAATACAACTTTATAGTTTGATCCATATACAATATCTTCGCCAGCATCAATACCGTTTTCCATAATGTTAAGGATAAGATCAAATTTGCCGCCGTTTCCTGTAATTGATAATCTTGCTGTGTCGCTTGCATTAGGATCGTCAAATACTTGCGGTACCTTAATACTATCAAAATCTTCTACTCTATCTTGGAACACTTGACCAATTACGCCACCTGTTGTATATGGAGTATAAGTGCTAATATCCCATAGTTCAAGTAAATTTGGATCTTTGTAAAGTTCAAATACTTTCCCATCAAGTGCTACATCACTTTGTGGAATATTTTTAATGTAAGCAGTCTGTCCTTCAATTTCAACCATACCGCCCATATTTTTAAATACAACATGATCTCCGTCATCAAGACCGTGATCAGTAACAGTTTGTACTCTTGCACGTTCATTAGTAGCGCCACTGAGTGTAACAAAACTAACATCCTTTTCGAGATAAACTTTATTTTGTAGTACAGAATTAACAAGTTGTTTTAATTGTTCTATTGAACCTAACGTCTCAGTTTTTTGCTGTGTAATAGCAATTCTGCCACTTGTACTTGAGTAATATCTTTCAGCTGCCTCTCTTGACAAGAAGTTTGCTGTTAGTCCTCTTTGGATATCAAATGATAGTGCATCAAGAATTAACCCAGTGTCTCTTTCACAAGTGTCAATATTGTAAACAAATTCTGGGAATGTATATTTGATCCAACCTGAAATTTCTTTAATTAAGTAATCTCTGTTTAATTGAATTAATGCCGCAGTTTGAATGCCATCTGTATATGGTGAAACAATACCTACATTTGTAACTTCTGCTGGGCTATCACCGTTTTCTTTTGTTACAGTTTGAAAATACGGACCTGGCTCCGGTGCTGATGTTTGAATAATTTCTTCTGCACGTCTTGCTGCCGCATTAATAGTTCTAAAGGCATAATTTAATGATGAGCCTTCTTTGCCTGGAGGAACACCAATCATTCTATCATCGCCGTCAGTACTTACATAAAGATTGGATATTGATGCATATCCCGAATTATCAACATAAAATTTAGTAGCGGCTTGTAAGTCGTCGTCGCCATTTGGAGTACCAAACCCTTCAAGCTCTCCTGGATGATCTGCTAAGGTTAGCTTGCCTTCCATTGTGTCACCTTGTCTACGTACAATAGAATTCCTTGGCATTGCAACATCTGCTAAGAAGTTTCCTGATAGTCTTTCGTCTACACCTGTGTCAACCATCTGATGTGTATCATCATCTGCTATAGCACCACTAACAAATATTTTTGCTGTTTCTGCCGCAGTATCACTTACAATAGAAGCTTCATCTCTTGTGTAAAAAACTGATAGTAAATTTTCACTTACAAATCGTAGGAAATAAACAGGCTGAACTAATCCTGTATCAGCAGTTGTTCCGGTTGCTGTAAATACTTCACCAACAGTACCAAATTTAGCACCAATTGATAACCAATCAACATTACCAACTGTTTTAATTTTATAGGTATTGCCAGTTTGTATTAGCGAAGCAACAACTTCTGATTCTAAATTAATTGGATCGTTGTATACACTATCAAAAACAAATTTTAATCCGTTGATACTTGTATCATATCCATGATTAACAACTTCAAGATTACCGTTTATATAACGTGAGATGTTTAATTTGTATGCATCTTGCGTTAGTGGCTCAGGACTAACACGAATTGGCAAGCCTGAACTAATATAACGTCTATCACTGTAACCTTTAGTAACTACAAGATCATCAATATTAATATTTGTGTTGTGTATGTTGTTAAATTGTTCCGCCGCTTGATCGGATATTGCAACATTAGCAATAGCGTTACCAGCACCATTTAATGGAGCACCTAATGCTGGCCTAATGTCGTCTGCTAATTGTGTAAATGCTGTAGAAATTACAAGTTTGCCGCCTGAACTATAATTAAATGTAATTGTGTCTGCGGCTTGCGAATCTAATGCACTGTTAGATGCTAATTCAACTAATTGTATTTCGCTTCCTGCATCGTTTACTAACGGAATAGTATTTGGAAGTAATGTGTCTGGAGTATCACTTAATGCTGTAAACGAAATAGTACCACTTTGGCCAAAAATAGCATATATTTCTTGGAAATTTTCGTTTACTTTGCGGAATGATTCTCTAATACTATCGCCGGTGCCGTCATTACCCTCAACACCAATATTAATGTCTTGTCTTGCCATTTATGTACGCTCCACTATGGTTTTTGTGCTTAACATACTTATTTATCGTATCATTTTATAATCTTAATGTAAATAGTTATATGTTCATTCGAGAATACACATTAAAAAAGATATACGAACGTCTTAGTAAATTAGGTAAACTGCACAAGTATTACCGTGATGTTACTATGATTGTATTACGATGTGATAATTGTGATGTTGAATTTGAAAGATCACGGGGTAGTATGGATCCTAAACGTCTAAACAATAACTATTTTCATGTGTGCAAAAATTGTGATGCAAAGGTATTTGCACAAAAAAAAGGAGTAGAACGCAAACAAGTATGGAATTTGTCTGCAAGTTCTGACATCCCTATTAGTAAACTTTAGATTTGTAAATTATCTGCAAAATTAACACTAACTCCGCAGCCGCATGAACTTTGTGCGTTTGGATTTTGTATTTCAAACATAGACCCAAGAATATCTTTTTTGTAATTGATAGTTGATCCTATCATAAACATAATACTATGAGGGCCTATAACAAAACTATTTCCTTCTGGGGTAGGAATAATTTCGCTTCCTTCTTCAATATTGTCAGGATTGCTAATCGTGCTCCAGTCATATTCAAACCCAGCACAACCGCCGCCCTTCATATTCAACGCAACACCGATAACATTATTTTCTTTACAAATATTATCGATTTGAGACGTAGCAGTCTCAGTTAAGGTAACAACCATTTAGTCTTCTTTTTTCCAAATAGTCCAAGCACCGTATGCAATAGCCGCATATGCCGCAATGGCTGCAATTGGTTTAAAAATTAAAAATGCAATGCCTGCTCCAATAAGAATAGCACCGTCTAAAGTTGTACGCTCGCTTAAACGAGCATTAATCCACTTACGTATCATAATCGTCTCCTTTGTTAGTTTATTTATTTAAATACATTTATGCAAGAAAATAATCTTAAATCGTATCCAATATTTGTATCAAATTTACTTGGTTCTACATTTAGCAATCACCAAGAGCTCAAACAGTCTATGGTAGAGTTAGTTCATAACGCTAAAGAGCATGACTATACCAATCGAAAAGGGTTTATTACAACAAGTGATTTACAACACCACCCAGTTTTTGAACCTTTAATACAAACAATTACAAACCTAAGCAACGAGATTAAAAAATCTTGGGAGTTAGATGAAAGTATTAAATTAGGAATACAGCAAATGTACGGTGCAGTAGCAGAACCAGGCGGCACAACAATTTCACATGAAGTTCCTTATACATTTTTACATGGAATGTATTTTTTAAATACACCGCCAGATGCAGGAAATTTGATTATCACACACCCCGCCGATAGGGTAGACTTTTATGCTAATCTCAAATTCAAAACGCCAAATTTAGATAACACTTTTAGATTTGAAACACCTATGCCTGAAGGAGATATTATTTTTCTCCCAGGCTATTTAAAAAATCATACATCTTTTAACGACAGCAACGAAAACAGAATAGTCATTAATTTTAGTATCAAGGCGTTAAAATGATATTAGAAAAAGTTACAAGTATATACATTGAAGATTTGGATATTAAAGAAGATCTATCTAAATTACTTTCTCCATATTTTAATATTATAGACACAAAAGAAGACAGTCATTTTTTAGTTACTAAAACATTTGATAATCAATATCAAGGGATTCAACTTGTATTAGACGAATCAAATGTGTTTAAAGAATCAAGTCATAACACAATTTTTGTACAGCCGTTTTTAAACGGTAAAGAAGGACAAGTAGAAGATATTCCTTTATCTATTAGAAACTTTATATGGAATATATCAAATGTATTAGATTACCCAATTAAGACTGATAAAAGAATTTTAGTACTTTGTTAACAAGAACACTACACATGTAGTTTTGATTTAGTTTTTGATATGTTTCTCTGTTGTGTTCAAGTATAGGCAACAATTCTAAATAGGTATTATAATGCCAAGAGTAATTTTTATTTGCTAAAAAATCAATTTGTTTCTTTATTTCAGCCATACGTTCATGGTGATCTTCAATACTATCGTAGCTTTCATCAATTACAGATTCAAATGTAATAAACCCAAGCTCCCTTAGAGATTTTAATGTATGTGGTAGTCCTACAACAATAAATGGATGATAGTAAAATAATGCCTTTAATACTTTTTCAGTAAATCCTAAATACTCATTGCTGTAAAAGTCTCTTTCTCCAATAATGCTCCAATAGGTTTTTTGAAACATCTCCGATGGATTAGGCATATGTTGCTGAAAGTTAAGATCTGTATTATCCTCCATGTCAATTTTTAATGGTAGTGATTTTTCTAACCTTTGTAAACTTTCTTTTGACAAAGTTTTATACAACATATTATCATCAAAAATATTATTAGTCTTGTAAAAATCTTTAACACTATCTTCAACTTCGCTTGGAGATGATTGCAGTATTTCAAATTCATATTTGTTACAACTTGCTAAAGTATGATTGATATATCCGTTTTCTAATAAATGATCAATAATTTGAAAACGATGATATCGAGCTTGCCTATTTAAAGTTAAAAAGATTTTAGGTCTTGGATAAAGATAAGGTTCAGTTTGATCATTCTGCACATCAATGTTATCAAAGTTTTTATATGTAAGATGAAAGTTAAAATAATATGTTTGTTTGCCTTTTAATGCTTGATTACTCGAGTATATCAAATATTGAATATTATTTTCTTCAGCCCACTCTGAAATTTCATCAGACTGTTTTTGTGTTAGTAACCCTTCATACGTATCATCTACAATTACAAAAGTATCCTTAGACGCAATACTTTTTACAGTATCAAACTTTTTAAAATTGTTACCTATAAATTCAAAAAATAACACATATCGATCAGCATCGTAAGAAGTATCTTGATAAAAATTAACAACTTTTTTTAGGTCAGTATATTTTATAGAGTCTAACAATCTATTAGTTGGTGTTATACTTCTATAAGGTACCTCGAGAGAAGTTCTGGATGTATTCCTTGTTCGGGTAGGTAAATCCGTCAATCCTCGATAGATATTTTTGTATTTCTTGTCTGTCATGTTTTGTAAATCTTAATGATTCGGGATAAGTTAGTACATTTATATACCATTTATTGTCATAGTTTTCCATAAACTTGATAAGATCGTGTAGATGAAATATATTATTGTAATGTAAAACAGTATTAAATTCAAATTCATAATTGTTTATTTTACAATAGTCAATAAAATTAAGTGTATCTTGCCAAACACTACCGCCTCTAACTTTTTCATTGACAGCACCAACGCCATCAATGCTAATAATAAATTTAACTTGTTTAAAGTTATTCCAAACTTGGTTACAATCTTCAGTAGGAAGATATGTAGCATTAGTATTATAAATTACAACACAGTTTTGCGGACAGGGATGTAAATTTAATACATCTAAATGCCTATTTAAAATTAAAGGTTCGCCACCTAAGAATAAAATTTTATTTACACTTGATGGTATAGTTGTAATTTCGTCAACAACTAATTTTTTATGACTTGCCTTTCCGTATATTAATTCTTCTTTGGCAATCCAACTTGTACTAAATTCTGAATTGCATCCATCGCAAGTAAGATTGCAAAGATTATCTAAGCCAATTTCAAGATATTTGAGTTCAACTGAGTTTGTATTGTATTTCTCATTAAACTCTTGACGTAGACTTTTATGTTGAATTGATTCTTCGTAGTAACATTTTTCACAACCTTGTATATGCTCTCCAGCAAGGCTTTTTTCACGTAATTCTTTATATGCTTCTGAGTGTAATACGTTTTCTATATCGCCATTAAAGGTATCAATAGAATGTTTAAAACGACAACACGGATATACTCTGTTTCCAGGCCTAATGTTAGTGTGATTCCAAAATGCACTACACTTCATGTATCTTACCTTTTAGAATAGCATCTTCTTGTGGTTTTAAGTTTGGATTTGCAGGACACATCTCACAAATAGGATGTGGATGAAATATATTATTAATAAACCCATTCAATTCATACTCGGAGCAGTTAACATCTAAACCTTCGTATTTTAAATACGGTTCCCAATCCTTGTCATCTAACATATTATATTTTTCAGCATGAGTTCTTAACATACTAATTGGCGGACATTTATATAGTTTATTTTTGTATATAATAGGATAGATGTTTGCACTACAGTTGTGGTAACTTGATTCAGCATCTCTGTCATTCCACGGTTTTAGCACACCATTTAAGTTTTGTCTGTAATCATACCATCCTCCTTGAGTAGGGTCAGATACTTCTAATTCTACATCTTGGTATCTCCATATATGGTTTTCTTCTTCTACCCAAGGAAGATCTTTTATAATATACTTTCGAATATTATCTTCAATTTTTTGTCTAATTGCTGTATCTCTATTATGCAATGTAATACTAATTTTAGCAGGCTGGTTTTCTAACAGAATATCTAAAAGTTTATCACGTTTAGGCAAGAAAAATCCATTAGAATAAATTTCTATTCTTGCATGATCAAAACAGTGCCTACTGTGTTTTATAATATCGTAAATGCCAGGATGTATTAACGGTTCTCCGCCTATGATTGTAAAGTTGTCTGGATCAAGACGGGATCCCCATTCAAACATATTTGATTTCAGCTCTTGTAAATCTTCATGCCAGGAATGGTTGTAGTCAATAAAACGGTCACAACCCGGACATGCTAAGTCGCACGAGGTTGTGACCATCCATTCTAAATAAGGTAAATGAAATCCTCTTGGATCAAGCAAAATAATCCTCGCAGTTACCTTTACGTTTTGTGTCAAGTGTAACACAATGAAAGCCACCGCTTAATGTACGTGCTTGACGCATAGGCATGCCAATCGATTCAATGCCGTGCTTGTCTAACTCTTTACGTACATATTCCTGATTTTCATCAATAATAACTAATTCTTCGTTTACACTTAACATATTTAAACCAATGTATTTAGAACAAGGTGATACATTACCTTCTAAGTTAGATCCAATGTCAACTACCTGATCACCTGGTACAAAGATTTTATCCCAGTCTTTAAAGATTGGTGGATACCAGTCTGGAGTACAGCGATCGCCGTTAAACAACACCAATCCAGGACGTAGTGGAATAACTGTACTGTCAAAGTGCGAATAGCTATAAAACTTTTCTGCTAAATGAATACGGTAACCACGTGGTTCAAGCAAATTACGTAACCACTTATAACCCCATAAATTACCAGAGTTACTTACTTGATAAATTAGATCCTTGCCTAAACGTACTACGTTAGGAGCATCAAAAACAATTTCTTCATTAGTAAGTGTAGGAATACTTAGGTCGTCAAGTTGATAACTGCTATCTAATAATCTTGGTCTTGGCGCACTTAACCATTCTCCACCATTATCTACTACATCGTATAAAAAATCACGATATGCAAGTGTTTCATATTGTCTTGCCCGCATAGCACCCGGACAATCAATAATTAGATTATCTAATGGCAACAGCAAGTCACGTGGACAATATGTGTACCATCCTGTTGTTTCCCAGTCTGGCGATTTGAATGTTTTACTATGATCAATTGCCTCAGGTCTACGAACTGTTACACCCAGCTTTCTTAATTGATCTGATAAGTTGTCAAGATCCTCGTTTGCTTCATCAATCACCCATTGCGGTGAAGGTCCTTCAAGATCTTTAATTTGATCGTAGGTACAATCTGCAAACCCAAAAGAATGCGTACTTGCATCAATAGTAGGAATACGTGCATGATCTGCAACACCTACAAAAATTTCTTCTAATGGATCCCAGTCGTTATGACTACTGACTACTGTCATATATTTTTTCTCCTATTATTTCTGAAACACAAACTCTGTTAACTTTTGTGCCTCTATTATACTCTTTATATTCATCTCCGCCTAACCCAAACATAACACAATCTGTGTTTTTTAAGTTGTACTCTTTACACACTTCTTTATAAAGATCACCATATGATAACCAATTATGATCTATGCTATAATTTTTAATTAAACTTGATGCTATACTTAACGATATGCGATTGACCATTTCAACAGAATTGATTAAATCTATACCATCATCAGTATCTTCTCTTTCTAATCTTAGTCCAACACGTAAAAACTCAGCACCATAAAATGCTTTTGATAATGAAAATGTAACTGTTTGAACACAATTATATTTTGTTAAATCTAACGTAATATTTTTAGTACAAGGATAATATGCAAAGTCTAATAAGACAGGAATATCCATAGCATTACAATTATGTAACAAAAACTCTAAATGTGTATGTTGCGATCCATAATCTGAAAACGGTACGCTAATAATTAAAGCATCGTTTGGTTGTAAACGTCTGTCATCAAGGTATGCCCAAACTCCGCCATGCTTAAGAACTGCACTATGATACATAAACTCGCCGCGAAAGAATCTAAATGTACGATTCTTGTGACGCCAATAAAAATGGTCAAATGTTTGTGCTGTTCCTGCAACTAATCTGTGTATTGGAAACTTATCAAGTCCTATTAAATTATTCAGCTTACTTGAATTAATCCAGTTATAAAAATCATTAGTAAACTGGTCTTGTATATCATTATTATATAAATCATTAGTAGGATTCAATCCTACTATAAAATCTTTTACACGATGATCTGCAATAGGTTTAGCGCCTCTTAAATTCATCTAACACTCCAGTCACTTGCATAGTATATTTTTCAGTCATACCCATGTTTCCGCTAAGATGCGGCTCATTATATTTTATTAGTATAGCATCACCTTGCTTCCAATGCAAGACCGAATTTTGATTTATTTCAAAATAATGTCCACTTTGCCAATCTTCTAAAAATATATTAATTCTTACACATTCTGACGGATGAACATCATTAACACTGGCAAATTTAAAAAATGTATCTTCGTGTAAAGGTAAAGTCTGGCCAGGAGACTGTTTCATTATACCTACTGAATAACGGTCAAATAGAGTACGACAAAAATTATGTATATCATCGCCTACTTCAAATGCACGTTCGTATTTTGTGTTATGATGTGTAAAACCTACTTTACGATACATTTCGTTTTGTTTTTCAAACTCACGAGACCTTCCATAAGACGAAACATTATCTTCAACAATCCAGTTTAAGTCTTTATAATTAAAATTAGGTAATTTTATATTCATTTTTCTGTTCTAATATCGTATGGTGCTTTTTCATCTTTATCATACCAATATAGACTACGATGAGGTGGGAAGTGATCATCGTGTTTTGCATTACTTACATAATAAAATAGTCTTAAATTTTTGCGACATGTTCCTTCTGGATTTTTCATAGGATCAGGATAACCGTGAAATGCTAAATTATGATAACTCCATACAACTAAATTACCTGCTCCTGGAACAACTCTACTAATTCTATCTTCTCGATTTATATCATAAAAGTCTAAATTTCCTCCCCAATCTTCGTTCCATTCTTCATTTAAATAAACAATAGCACTAAGACGTCTATGTAATTTTAATTCTTCATTCCAGTTAAAGTCTGTGTGTATTTTTAAACTATCGCCAGTATATGCTTTTGCATAACCGGCACCAATCAAATGAGGATCAGGAATCAAGTCAATTGTGTCAGTTACTTCTTGTAGCCATTTTAAAAACGGGCCGCTGTGTAATGCATTTACAACTTCATCTTGTATTGGTGTTATTTCTAAGTCGTTGTATTCATACATACAACTACCTTTACGAGTAAACTTTTTTCCTTGTTCTAACGGTAAAGAATCAAGTTCTTTTGCCATCTCTTGAACAATGTTTAATGGTAAAAAGTTTTTTATTTCTATTTTACTATAAGATGGATGGCTTCTATATTCTACTTGTAAGTCGTGAGTATTTGAAAAATGTGTTTTTATATGATCTAAAATTTGATTTTTAATTTTAGGCAATTCATGACTCCTTTATTTTACTTATATAATAACATCTTTTCCACTATTAGTCAAGGATTCATTTTTACATCGATGTTCTTTTTATTTTATTAAATAAATGTTCCTATAGGAGGAAAATTATGATTAAATGGTTAAAATCACTTTTTAGTTTTGAACAACCTTTAGAGCCTACATTACAGGCTGATAAAGAAACGGCAGAAGCACCTAAAGCAAAGGCGCCTGCTAAGAAAACAACTAAAAAGAAAACAACTAAAAGCAAGTCATGTGACTTTAGCAAGTTAACAAAAACTCAACTGCTTGCAGAAGCAAAACACCGTGGTGTTAAAGCTAACGCAAGTTTATCAAAAGCTGAGATTTTGAAACGAGTTAAGAACGGTTAATTACAGCCGCTTGCAACTGCTGAATTGCAGTATCTTGGCGAGCCAGCTTACGCTCTAAAACAGTGATAGCGGCTCGCTGTTTTTTTGACTGTTCTTCCAAAGAACGAACATATTGAAGTGTAGGAAGTTCTTGAGAGCTACCATCCTCGCCAAGCATAGTAATAGTGTCTACACCTTGGGCACGTAACCCACCAGTTACACGATTTGGATTTTTATCATTAGTAGACGGTTGTGTGCTCTTGGATCGAGGACCGTACATCTTGTTCAAATAGCTCATAATCTTCCTTTGCTTTCTTATATTTATACAAGTCAATGCTTGCTAAATTCTTACACTTAGACTCTACCATAATGTCTGCATAGTCGTTAAACTCTAATGCCCAATCGTTGACAGCATTGTTCCACATCATATCCGAGTGAGCACGTAGTTTCTGTTTCTTAAATCCATTCATAAGCAAGAACTCCATATCAGGTAGTTCGTTGTCGGGCCATTCTGCAAGTAAATCTTCTTTGCTTACACTGTAATGTATAACAGGACGCACACCGCGCCACGATTCAATTACGCGATCAAATCTACGGTCGGTTGGTAGAATGTATTCTCCTGTACGCACCCAGTGATGGTGTATGTCAAGAACGAGGGCAACGTGTTTTTCAAGTTCGAGGCTTGCGTCGAGTCCCCACGACATTTCGTCGTTTTCGATCGTGATGGTGTTTCTTGCTTCGGGCGATAGTCTTGGTAGGACGTCGATGATGCCTTGTGGACCTTTTCGACCCGATATGTGTACATTGCATTTAAAGTCTTGAAATGTCTGTCCGTATCCCATCCAGCGTATGACATCCACATGATACTCAAACTCCTCTATACTTCTATTTACTATATCATCACTGTCACTTGCCAAGACAGTAAACTGCCCAGGATGCATACTAAGCCGGACGCCATTACTTTTGGCGAGGGTTCCGACCCGTGCCAAATGCTTTTCACAATATGCGACCACATCAGGACGTTTCCAAAAATAGCACCAATCAGGCTGAGTGTATACAGGGAGGACATCAGAGCCCAGTCGAACCATTCGTAACTCATTAGGTAAATCTCCTACATATTCAATAAGGTTGTAAAACGACTGAATATTATGTACCATGATGTCCCACAGTCGTTGTTCTGCAACATCACGAGTTTGTCTATTGAGCCAAGCAACTGTAGTTGACTTGGTATTCAACGGACGTTGAATTTCCTCTAATAATTTTTTCTTTTGCTTTTGATCTGGATGCATGTACTTACATGCAAAGCCTATGCGTTTAGTAGTCATATGTTAGCCTAATATCTGTTAATTTAATATTCATTATACTATCTTTATTTCCAGTTGTCAATAACCCATTTGTCCTCTACTAATGCTGGATTTGGATCTCCGTGAAAAACACAAACACAACATTCTACCCTTGGTTTGGCATCATTTTCTACTATCTCAAACTTACGATTTCCACGCATAGTACCGGGCTTAAATGTTCTAGATTTTCTTACTTCCCATTTCCAACTTTGTATCCAACTATCTGGATACATCATTGCTTGTGTTCCTCGTGTTGCTTCAAACAACCAATCTTGATCACCGTGTAATCTTTTTTGTATGTTTATTTTATCTTTGTCAAATCCTGTCCATACATGGTCTAACTGTCCTACATTAAATCTAACAACACTTGAATTGTACCTATTCCATTTAGGACGCATCACTCGGGTGAAATCTCTAATAGTACACCAATGCCCTGGACTATATGTAAAAAGTTTATCTATGTTTCCAGACAATACAACATCAAGATCCATATATAAAACTGTTCCTTTTAATGGCAAGTTTTTTGAGAACATATATGGTTTACACCACCATCCTTGCAATCCGCCTGGCAATGATATAATTTTAACATTTGGATTAATACCGGTTCTATCTTCGGTTAAACAAACAAACTCGTAGTCTATTGTACAGTTTCGTTCAACCATGTTATAGAGTTTGTTTACATAATCTGCAGAATACTTTGTACCATGCTTTAAGCATAGCACATAGTATTTGTCTTTTATTAATGGATTGGCGTTATAGGGAATATCGTACAAGCCAAGCTCTTGATCTAGTTTTGTTAGTTTTTCAAGAGCTTTGCGTTGTTTACGTTTTTCTTTAGTTTCGCCTTCATGATACTTCTTAACCAAATCATGCCTCGTAGATAGCTGAGTTTGCTCCGTGTTCTGCACATTCTACTTTTACGCAATAACAGCGATTATCTGTTGCTTCGCGTATTAGTTTGTCTGCAAAATTAAATGCGTGTTCTGCAAATTTTTCTGCACCAACGCCATCGAAGATACGTAGTTCTGCTAAACCTAGTGCTTCTAGTTTTTGTAATTCTTCTAAAAAAGGATCTGCTTTATCTACTGCTACTTTATGATCAAATGAATCTTCTAACCAAGCCTTCAAAGGTTTTAGTCCTCCAAAGTCTACTGCCCAGTTTTTATTGTCTAAATGATCGCAACCAAAAGTAAATGTAAATGCTAAACTGTAACCGTGTAGCAGATGACAGTGTGAATGATCTGCGTTAGGTTGACGGAACACTGCTGATAGTCCAATATTGTGTCCGTAATGTTTTGTTGAATAATGTTTTGCCATATGTTTTCTCCTGTATATATGGCGGCAGAATTAGAAGGGTTGACGCCAAGTCCTATTTAATATTAATTATTATACGATATATTACTTATCGTGTCAACCTTTACATTTGAATAATTCCAGGCTTTTGGCAGTTCCCATTCATCGTCCTGATATATAGTGAATTTAATTTTTGGAAAACAACTAAAAACCATACCTATTTGATGTATCCAGTAACGCGGATCGACTGCTTTTTTATCTGTATCGTCATAGTTAGGAGTACCTTTATATATGTTATTAACTGTTTTAGTTTTGCTATGTAAATCAAAACCAATTAGATTAACGTATTTTTCTTTTGCAAATAATGCTGCAACAAGAACAGCATAAGGTCCACTTCCCCATTGAAAAGGTTCGTCCCAACGTTGATCACCTTTATATGGCAACGGCGGAACTTGCCTAACTCCTATATTTTTAAATCTTGGATACCAGTCTGGTCGTGTATACACTAAGGTATTATTTAAATTTACTTTTGCATTTAGTGCTTCTTGCACCATACGTTTATCAACACATATTAAATAGTCGGTGTAATAGTCTCGATATAAAGCATTGCAACCAGACTTAGGGCCGTCTAGTTTGCCTATGTCAATTGTTGATCGGCTCTCGCCATTGCCTATCGCCCACATCTTTTCTAATCTCTTTTAGTTCATCTTTAAGTGTATCAAAGTTCTTTTCTGTTCGTTTGGCACATTGTACCATATACACTATTTTACTTATCGCCCACCACCACCAGAATACACTGGTTGCGATAAAAATGACTACAATAGATACTGATGTGATATTGATTAGTGATTTAAAACCTAATAATATTTCGCCTATGATGATGGCTAGTGCGACAAATGGTGCTGTCCACGCCGCATATTTCCACCAACGTGCCTGTTGTTCTGTTTTGTTCATTGATGCTCCCTCTCTGAGTATCATTACTCAGCATAATTATTTATTAGAGGGTGGTTAAGAATTAAATATTGATATTATGAGCTGATAGAACCAAAAGTTTTCCAAACACCTGGAGAACCTTCTTTAACACAGATCCATCCTACATGTCCAGTTGGTTTAGGCTCGCTATTCCAAACAATGTCGCCCAGTCTATAAGAACCGTTAGTTGGAGCACTAGAGCCAACTTCGAAACGTTTACCTTCAAAACTTACAGGTCCAGCAGTTTCTATATCTGCTGTAGGGTTGTTAACATTAACACCTAGTTTACCTTTTACGTTTGTCTTGCTTTCGCTGTCTGCACCTATAGTTATCTTACCTGTAGATGATATACTAATACGAACAGCATTATCAGTAATTACATTTAAATCAGCAGTTGTATATGTACCTAGTGTAGCAGTTTTTCCTTCGGTATCTATAATAAACTCTGCATCATCTTGTACTATACCAAATGTACCGTTAGGAGTTTCAGTACCAATACCAAAACGCATATAGTCGCCGTTCCAGAATACATACTGATCAATGTTCATGTTGCCTTCCATAGCAACATTTTGTAATACACCTACTTGTGTTAGACTACTTCTTGTAACAGTTGGACCTAGTTCGTCCATGCTTAGAACACTAACTTGATCTATTGCATAGTGTTGATCTCTTTGTAAGTCAATAGACTCTGAAGACCAAATTCTGTCCGGACCGCTTCTTAATACAAATTGTTTTGTAGGACCATCGACACGCCAAATCATACCTTTTTGATATACAGTATCAGCGCCATTAGAAACAAACTCTAATGGACTAGAACGTTCTATACGAACATCTGCTGTAAGTTCGTCAACATGTAGTTTACTAACAGTTAAATCACCTTGTACAGTTAGATTTCCTGTAACAGTTGTATCGCCAACAATATTTTCAACATCAATATTATCAGTTAATATGCCGTTTTCGTCTACAACAACAACTAATCTTGTGCTATCATCTCTAATTCCCTGACTTTGGAATCTAGTAATTGTACCTCCGTCGATAACATCGCCAGACAGGCTTCTGTTACCTATTACAGGTGCAGTAGGTTCAGCTCTTGAAAGCTGGAATATAGCATCGCCTAAATCGTTTAGACCTTGGCGAATTCTGTTGATTTCTTGATCGGATACA